ATTGGTGTCAAGGTTTTGCCCGAAAGCAAGTGGTTCAAGATTTGTTGTTTCTGTGTCATTGTTATTGATTGGGTTAAAAAATACAGGTTTGTCTAATTTGTTTTCATACTTTTTAATAAAGGCTAATAAGTCCTCGTATGCCTCTTCGTTATACCAAGCGTAATGGTAAACTTCTGCCAAGAGCATTTGCCTTTCAAATGGTAATAGTTCCCTCATTAGCTTTTGTTTTGGTTATATGTTTGGTTGTAGTATTCTTGTGGTCTGCTAAAATTCCTATTATCACCATCAATAAAAGATACACCATAACCATTTATATAAGCTTGTATTATCTGCTCTTTTTCTTTTTCAAGTAAATCTTCAGCATTATCAATAGCCTCAATAGGTATACCAAAGTATAATTGATTTTCTTGTAACCATTCAAAATGTTCTTCCATTGCAGTTTTCATTAGCTTTTCTTTATTGTTTCTTTAATCTTGTTAAATTCGTCTAAACTCTTGATGGCATTGATTTTTTCGATAGCCTTATACTTTTGTTCCTGAGTAAACTTTGTTTTATCAAGTGCTTCAATCAAGAATGCTTTTTGTCCTTCGCTTACCTCGTCTTTATGCTCATTAGTAGCATCTGCATCTTTAGTGTCATCTATTGCAAACAATCCGTTAAGAGCATACTTACGAGCGTAGGAACTTGCTGCCCCTGTAATCTGTGAAGCATCCATTCCCTTTTTATTTTCCTCTTCACGAGCAAGACCAGTACAGGTAATATTATCTTCTCCGTTACTTAAACAAGCCGTAGCCTTTACATATACTCGACCGCCTACTTCTATTACCTCATCACTAAGCATTAAAGCGTAGCCGTACTTATGGCAGATAGGCTTTGCAGCTTCAATAATATCTTCTGCACTTCTGTACTTGTATTTAGCAAAAGCATTGAATTGGTTTTTAGGTGCTTTTAGTTCCTGTTGAATTTTAATTAGGCTCATTGGTTTGGTTTTTAAATGTTTGGTTAAAATATTGTTCTGCATATTCTTGCTTTTTGAACTCAGCTACTATATGGTCAAACCCATCTATATGTGCTTTTATTAATTGTTTTATTTCCATTTCTTTAGCTTCTTCAAATACACCTAATGGCAAAGTTTCGCCACGTTCAATGTATTGTTCCTTTAACCATTGTATTGCAGTTTTCATATTATTTGTTTTGTATGTCTATGTTATAGTGTTCTAAAATTTCGATAATGGGTTCTTGTCTTTTCTTTAGGCTTACAAAGTACTCGTAGGCTTGTGAATATTCCAAGTACATACTTGCGCTATCGTATTTGTTATCTACTAAAGTATAGTAGAAAATTGTGCCGTCTGGCTTAGTTTCTTTTACAAATTCAATCTTCATATACTTCGTTTTTTAAAAGTTCAAGTTCTGCATTGTTTTCTACCCAACGAGTAAACGTGTAATCGTCATCTTCGTAATCGTAGTTTTTAGGCAATAAGGCAGGGTCATAAGGGTTTGATGTAGTCCTGCTCCCGTCAATTAATATGTTCCCGTATCGCTGATATTGGAACATTTGGTAGGTGGTTAAATGTGTCATTTTGTGTTTTGTTTACACAAATATACAACAATACACAATACAAAGTGCAAAACTATTAAAATATTTTAAAATTATTTTTGCATCATTGTTGCAAATAATGGGTATTATATAGGATAAAAGCACATCAAATTGTGCAGTTTATAGCATATTTTGTACATCAGAACGTACAAAAAGTAAAGCTATATGCTTACAATATGTAAAAAAAGTAAAGGTATAACTTGCCAAAGTCGGAAGTAAAATGCAGCCAAAAGTAGTAGTATTACTACCTTTTGTTGTACTAAAGTGAAACATTATAGCAACTTCTGGAAGTAAAGTTTATCGTAACCCCCGTATGAATATTCGGGTAAGTAAAGCCTAAACCCACACGAGATAAGGTTATTAGCACTTGGGAAGTTATCTAAGGTTGTGTATGTAATAGCTATATGGCAAAAGGTAGATGCAGCCTTTAACCTGGTCTTAATCATTCGCCTTTGTATGCCTTGTCCTCTATGTGATTTCTTAACCCACGCACGATTAAATATGCAAATGCCTTTAGAGTAAATAGAACCGCAGTAAGCTACTATCTCGCCTTGGTCAAGCATAACCCACCATTCACGATTGAATTGGAACTCGTCAGCACAACCCTTAAAGTTAGGGTTCTTGTAATCTAATTCCCTTAATTGCTCGTAGGTATCTCGGTCTAAAATATTGCCGAAGCTAAATATCTTCTTGAGGCGCATTGTGTATTTGTTCAAGTTTGGTTAAATAAAGCAGGGCATCTTCCAGCTCTTCCTTTAGATGCGTTATCCATTGACCTGTGTTTAAATCAGTTCTGTCCATTGTAGTTCCGTACTTTGATTTCCCTACAAGTTCACGTCTACGCATATCTTCTATTACGGCTGCTAATATTTTACTGTCACTCATTATCTGTCTGTTTTGGTGTGCATTTTATAACAAGTTTTACATTGTAGTTGTACCTTTTTAACTCCTGTTGAGCTTGTTCTCCTGTTAGCAATAATTAACTCATCGCTACCACATTCAGGGCAGCTACCTCTATCAGCTCCAAATATAACTCCGTAATGTGTCTTAGGTTCGATGTGGTTTTTAAGTGCGTTAAATACTTGCTCTAATAACACTACATCTTTTTGGCAGTACTTAATCATTTTAGCCATCGCCACTTTGTCTTTATGCAAGACAATGTCTTTCCATAAGCTATACTCGGTTTTGATTTTAGTGCCAATGCCTAAGTAGTCAGCTATATAATTAAGCTTGTTGCTATTAAATCTAAACTTTGACCTTGCTACCTTTAGCGTGTCAATAGTTGTGTAAGACGGGAACATTGTTATGCCGTGCAAAAGGCATCTTGTTCTAACCCAAGCCATATCGAACTTGTCGCCATTGTGACCTATAATTTCTGAAGCCGTGTTTGCTACCTCAATAAACTTTTGCAACATTCTTTTGTCGCATTGTTTACTATCCCACTGTAAAGCATAAACTTCTTTATCATCTTCCCACTTGTAGCATATACAAATAATTGCTCGTTCCTTAATTATGCTTTCGGTTGTTATGTTTAGTTTATATCCAGAAGTCCAAAAGAAACCGATGTTTGGGCTTACCTCAATATCAAAGTAAAGTCGTTTGCGTTTTGATTTTAGCATTATTTATTTTTTGCTGAATTTATCTATTGTAGTGTAACCCATAGCAAAAAGCGTTAAATACAATACCGCATCTACTAACTTGTCGCTTGGGTTAATCTTCAATATTATGTTTAAGAACAATGATATAAAAAGACATAAGCTACCAAGCATAGCCACTACTCGTTTATGGCTTATGCTATTGCTTTCGTCGGATAGTAAGTTTACTAATATAGTTCTAAAGTTGCTCATATAGTTTTGCTTCGGCATCTCTCCGCCTCACTAAACCTTTAAGCACCTCTCCATTTGCCCTTGTCCACTTTTTAAATTCAGCCAAAATAGTTTTGTCTTTAGGGTTAGCATTTACCTTTCTAAGCAAAGTGCTTCTTTGAAAGTTGCCCATACCCACATTATAAGCAAACGAAACTAATGCAGAAAAATTGTTGTCGCTCACATTTGACTTAATTAACGCATCTACCTTTTTAGCAAAGTCATCTACAATAGCGTTAAAATAATCTTCAGCTTGTTGCTGCGTAATAACATCGCCTTCCTTAACCTTTGTTCCGTCAGGGTAAAAAGTCAAACCCCACGAAATAGTCCATAAACCAGCAGGGCATTTATAAGCCTTTAGCTTACACCCCTCGAACTTCTTTATAAGGTCACGACCTGCTTTGTTTACTTCCATAATCTATTCCAATAAGCTAAAATTAATACAATGGCTATTATTAGCCCTATTAGAGCCTTCCAAAAGTTATTCTGAGTAGTTACCTTGTTTTTATCTACAATCGAAATTTGAGTACTTTCCGTGCGATTAAACGCTATTGTATCTTTTTTAGTCAGGTTGTTATTAGTTTCCTTCTCTTTTGTTTCGTACACCCATTTAGTTACGACCTTTGGCACTACAATAACGCTATCCTTTGAGATGCGCACTGTATCGTAGATTGTAATGGTCTTAGTAAATACCTGCTCCTTTTCTATAATTTTGGTAACGCTATCATAAAAAGTAAGATGCACGGAGTCAATCTTAGTTGTCCCCGTGCTATCAAATCTCTTTTCAAACTTCTTAACTGAAGCGCAAGATGTCAATAATAAAGCTAATAGTATTAATCTCATTTAAGCTTTTTGGTCATTTTGTAATAGTATCTAATAGCCATTACACCAGAAACAATAGCCACCAAACTCGCCAACAATGTGAATAGTGGTTGAATAGAAGTAAGGCTTAAAATAGCACTTACTACGCTAACGATTGTTGATTGGTCTGCTTGGTGGTTATTTGCCATTATAATTCTTCTTCTTCTTGTTTGTTAAATTCTATGCCCGTTGTCCAATCTTCTAAGAAATTGAAGTCGGTTAAGCCTTCTGGATTAACTACGTTAATTATTTGAAAGTCAAATACTTTATCATTTAGCGCATCAATATCTTTTGTCAGCTTCTTGATACCTTCCTTTGAGTACTTGTAATTTCCTTTGTCATCTAATAGTAAGCAATCTTTGTCATCGGTCTGTGCGTTGTCTAATCGCAAAATTTCAACTTCGGCTTGGTAGTCCTCGTGATGCTTCTTAATCTTCTCGTAGATTTTAAAAAGCTTCTTTTGAACTTTTGTTTCTTGGTTGCCGATTACGACATTGATGCTGCTTACTAATTGTAGTAGTTGTTTGTACTTCATAGTTTGTTGTTTTTATTTGTAAAGATATATTAAGGATTTGAAAATGGTAGAGGCAAATTTACAATCGGTGGGTTTTTTTGGTTCTCGATTTGCGCCTCAAGGTTGCTATCTAAAGCGTGGTCATCTAAGCCATCTGCTAACCATTCAACTACTTTAGAATAAGTTAAATCTGCATAAGCAGTAAAGTCGGTTGCCGAAGGTGTAGCACAAGATAATACTCCGTAAACTTCTGCAAAGTATTGTTCGTCTGTACCTTCGTATCTGTAATGTACTCGTTTAACTACATCGGTTAAACCATCTTCGCTTGGGGCAGTGTCCATTTGAACAATTACCCATTTTGTTTCTAATGCCATTTTATTTTATTTTAAGGTAATCCTTGCAATGCAGGAATTGAATATGTTTGTCCGTTTACTGAAACTATTATGTAGCTATCTGTTGATATACCGCCTGAACGTGCATCTCCTAATTTCCAAGGTTGTGCAGTTCCGTTTGTTGGTGCGCCTGTTGTAATACTTCCAGTGCAGTTTATATTTCCAGCGTTTCCATTTAAAGAAATCACCTCTGTTCCACTGTTATTAAATAATGATACACCTACCGCACTATTACTGTAATTTTCATATACTATAAATCTACTATTTGCATTAACCCCATTAAGACGGAAATCCCCACCTGCAATATTCAGTCTTGCATTTGGTGAACTCGTTCCAATCCCCACATTCCCACCGCTTGTTATTCTCATACGTTCTTGTACAGCGGTATTTGAGTCCATTGTGCCAAATATTAAAGCACCATTGTTCATATTACTTGTTGATGATTCAGTAACTCCCTTAATTACGGCTAATGGGTAAGGATGGCTTAAATCTCCGTTTAACCAAGAGCCAAATGATATTTGACCACCTGTTCCTGCCGATTGAGATGCAGTACCTCCACTTGAAACAAATAAGTTACCTCGAGAATTTAAAGACGTATTCCCACTCCCTCTAACATCAAGAGAAGCTTGTGGACTTGTAGTTCCTATACCTACGTTGCCACCGCTTGTTATTCTCATACGTTCGGTATTGGAAGTACCGATTACAATAGGGGCATTATCAGTTGTACCAAATAATAAACCTAATCCGTTATTAGTATCAATAGATGACCAACCTGCTCTTGTTACACCAAATAATGTTCCAGCTGCACTTGTACCAAATACCCTAATTTGATTAATACTTCCAACATTGTTTTCAGCATATATACTTGGTACACCTGTTGTGCCTGTCATTAATGTTCTAATATTTCCACCCGTTTGTACCGATGAACTAAATGTAGCTGCACCTGAACCCATTACTGTAAACAAATCAATTGTATTAGCAGCATTAATAACATTTAAAGCATAAGATGTACTCCCAACACCACCCCTTACTGAAAGACCAAAACCGTTTGTTGTATTAGTATTTACTACATCTAGTGCTACATCGCTTGATACAGAAGCACTGATTATCGTTTTCCCACTAAACCTACCTGTTCCACTTACATCAAGTTTATAAGTATCATTAGTATTACCCACAGATAAGTTACCTGAAGCGTTTAACGTCATAGCTTGTGTAAAGCTGATAGCGTTACCTGCCGTTCCTGAAGGAGCTATATTAAATTGAAAACTGCCATCATTATTTAAAAGAAAATTTTGAGCAAATGATGATGCTTTATAAATCCAACCTCCATTATAATAAGCATTATTAAGAACAAAAGAAGCATTACTAACTGATAATAAACCCATTCCTCCATTAATATCAAATCCTTTGCCTATGCTCCACGCACTTGGTGTTACTCCTAAACCTAAATTGCCACCTGCAGGATTAATAACTAAATCCCCAACTGATGCATCATCTCCTACTTGTACTGCACCTAATTTTTGTCCTATATTGGATACTGATATATAGCCACCGGTAACCCCTGTTCCGTTAGGGTGTACTATTTGCAAACCACGAACAAAGTTAGGAGCTGATACAGAATTTTGTACCACCATTAATGTTCCATAAGTTGCAGATGCAGTTGTTCCAATATTAATAACTCCACTACCTTCACTCATTATTGAGTTACCTATTGTACTTGTACCTGTAAACTTAGGTAGGTAGTTAGTAGTACCTGTACCTGTTACTGGGTTAGTTAAAGCACTTTGTTTATTGTTAAACGTAGTCCAATCGGTAGAAGATAATAAACCATTTTGTGAACCACTTGCAGTTGCAATAGCTAAAGTAATCGTTCCACTTGTAGTAATAGGAGTTGAGCCAATAGTTACTCCGCTTGTTGCAGAAGATAAACCTACGCTTGTTACTGTACCCACACTCCAAGACCTATTCGCACTTAAATCGTATGCCGTTCCGTTAATAGTTAAAGTTCTACTTGTTGGAACATATCCGCTTAAATCTGGTGCGTATTGCGGTACGTTTAAAACACCCGTTGTGCTATTATAAGTCGCTGCTCCGCTTGTACCCGTTGTAGTTAAGCTAATAGCTGCCCTTGCCAAAGCATCTGTGTATTGCGTAATAGTAGAAGCAATTACTCCCGTTGTATTGTTATAGCTTATCCCTGCACCTGCACTTAAAGAAGCTAACGTTATAAACGCTGCCCCGTTAGTTAATTGGTTTGTGTTTGTAGGGATAGTAATAACACCCGTTGTAGAATTGTAAGCTCCGCTACCTGCCGTAAAGCTTAACGCTGCACGACTACGAGCATCGGTGTAATATAAGTTACTACCTTCTGCTATGTTTGATGTTGTACCTGCTACCTTAGTCCATAAACTTGTTGCGGTCTTGTATTGTAAAATATCGTTGTTATCTGGGCTTTGTGCTGCTACGTTATGAAGCTCATCCATTTCGTAGCCGTTTTGTATCTTAACTTCTACAACCCCTTGTGTCGGGTGGGCTCTTACTACGATACCAACATAAACTAAGTGATTAGGTGCGTAAGGTTTTGTACTTGTATAAGTACCTGCCGTTGTAGGACTTAAATAAAGTTGCGTTCCTTCTGTGTAGGCTTGAGTATCTAAATCGCTTATACGACCTGCAACTACTACATAGCCGTTGTTATTATTTGTAATATCGTTTCTTACTATTCCGTAAGTTTGTGCGCTTGTACTATCTCCCGTTGCTAAAGCTTTAGTAACTGCTGGTAAGTTACCTTGACCGCCATTGATATACACAACAGTTCCCTTTGTTAAAGTCGCACCCGTCTTGTTATAAACTTCAGTAATTAAATTTTGTGCTTCATTAATTACTCCCGGAAATGTAACTAAGTTACCTGCTCCGTTTACATACTGAGTACTATTACCGCCAAAAGCAAAAGCTAAAGTTCCGCTTGTTGTTATTGGGCTTCCTGTAATTGCTATCGCATCACCCGTAATAGTTGCAGCTACGCTTGTTACTGTACCCACCGCACCGCTTGAACGTTCCCAAATAGTACCATTGTATATAACCCAATCCCCTACCGCAAAAGTAATCGGACCAGCTCCAAAGTTTACTGTTCCTGCTACGTTACATAAGTAAACATCTCCATTATCCCCCGTTCCGTTTGCAAGTGTAGGCGTGTTAGTAGCTGCGTTCCAAGTACCCAAATATTCCATAATAGAACTCGGTAGCTGACTGATAGGAACTTTACCGCTACTATCAAGTGAAGCATAACCATTACTTACACCCTTTTCGCTTCTAAGCTGATAGGTATCTAAAAGTGCTTGTGAAGGGAAAACTTCAACATAAGCACTACCGCTCCACAAGTATAGTTTCTTTGTGTCTTTAGCGCAATAGATAACGTTAATATCGCCCGTTGCAGGAAACGAAGCTAAGTTATCATAGAACGAAACTGCACCGCTAAATATCGCACCTAATTGTGCAAGTGTAATCTTTTTACTTACTCCACTAATCGGGTCGCCTATAATAGTTAAATCGGTACTTACAGGTGCTAACTCGGTCGCTAATTGGTTAATCTTTTTGCCTATCATTATTGATAATTATAGATGCTCGGAATCTGGCATCGGTCATTTAAGTAAGGTAATTCCATTGTAATATCTATCTTAACTCCTGCAAGATAGTCAGGGTCGCTCTCAGTAAAGTATGTAATGGGTGCAGTATCTCCAATCTCCCAAATCGCTTTTGGGTAACGAAGCTGCGCAACAATATCTTGACCTACTAAAGTCATATCACTAAGGACTTCTGTTTCGTTGGTTTCTTCCATTAACATTCTGTCCATAAAATAAAGACTAAAATTATAAGTAATATTTTTAGCGTTTATAGTCGCACCCGTTAGCGTGTAGAACATAGCAGGATAAGTTACCTCTCCGTTGCTTAGACGCTCCCACACATCGCCAAAGTAAACAAAGTTAATTTGTTCGTGGTCGTTTCCGAGTGTCGTTATTTGCTTTACTACTTGGTTGAGTGTTAGGCTCATTCTTAATTTTTTCTAAATAAACACGAAGTTTATTTTGGTTTTTAATTGTTGTTACTTTACTCATAATTAGCAATCACTACAACCTCTATTCCCTTGATAAAGTTCCTCGAAGCTTTTACCTGCGCAGCAATCAAAATCGCCAAGCCAAACGCTCGTTGTGTAAGCATCATTCTCAGGGTGTATTGCATCAATTCCGCTTCCAGGATTAAGGTACTCAGGATAAGTCGTAGAATATTCTTTTAAGTATTTAATCATTCTTTGCTTGTAGAACTCAGCTCTTGCTTTGTATCTATTAGCCACGTCAATCATATCTTGCATCGAAGGGTTCTCGGTATTCTCACCGCCCTTCCTTAAAAGACCTTTGTTGTAGAACTGATAAGACAAGCCCATAGGCAACTCACTAAGTACATAGTGTACTAAAGTATCTGCTATGTAATTGTCTAATAAAATTACTTCGTCAGCATTCAAATCGTTAGCCGTAATTCCTGTTTGAAGTCGAAGATATAATGCGCTACCAAGTGCCGGTAAGATAAACATATCCTGTGCGGTCTTAATCTCAGGAAGCACAAGTTTCTCGTCTACGTTAGCGTGTAAGCCAGAGCGGTCTTTAATATTCTGTACGCTTATAAATAATGTGTTTAAGCTCATCTTTATTTTCTTTTAACTATGTTTGAACGCCACTCGTGTCTGCAACTTGGACTATGTATATTTGTACCTGGCTTAGTGTACCAACCGCCTCGTCTATCCCATACAGAATAGCCAAGCCTTGCACTCATTTGCTCTATATCGCTACGAGTGTAGAACTTATTAGCAGTTACTAAGTATTTGCAAAAAGGTCTGCTTGTATCTAAATCTCCGTCATTAAAACCTGCTTTCCATTCGTATGTGTAACGAATTAAAATCTGCGTAGTTTGTGGCTTCATAGCTTCAACTATTTGCACAATAGGTGCAGTAAGTTGCCTCTCAATTATAACGTTACTATCTATTCCTTTGCCTTGCTTAATTTCTTTTGTCTTAATAAACCCCTTTTCAATTAAAGCATCTATAACACGCTTAACCGCACCAACATCTTCTTTTAAAGTGTCAGCAATTACTTCTGGAGTAATACGTTTATCTTTAGCAATCAAATCTAAAATGTTAGATTGTAATTGTGTAACGTCTGCAAACATTTCAAAGTCCGCATCGTCACTAAATCTTGTCTTGCTTTTAATAACTTCGTAAGCTTGTCTATCTTCTCCAAACTCAAAAAATACTTGAAAATCTGCTTCGCTAAATTCTAACTCTTCAGCACCTAACCAAGTAGTAACCTCTTCGTCTGTAAGAGCATATCCACCTTTTAACATTGAGCTTGCTTGCTCTCTGGTAATCTTACCTTTGTTAAAGTCCCTAATAATGCGCTGCATATTCTGCCACTCTCTACCCTTTAAGCCTTTGATGTGTTCGTTTACGCTTGTTTCCGCAGACATTGGTTCTTCGGTTGTAATAGTAGAACTAATAACATCGCCATCGATTGTAGGCTTTAAAGCAACCAATGCTCTAATTTCATTCTTAGTCATTGACTCTAACACCTTATTAGCAACCAATGGACTTAATGCAGAAATTCCGTCTGTAACTCTTTGTGCTTCATTAGTAGCATCAACTTCTAAAGGTGGTAAGTTTAGCATTTCTCTAATCTCGTCTTTAGACATATTTTGAATAAGAACGTTCTCAGTAAACTCAATACCGATTGGGTCGGTAGGTATAATCTTTAACTCTTCAGTTACACCTGCATAACCGCCAAGCATATTAAATACACCCTCAAGTTGCATTTGCTTATAGCGTACATAAGTGTTATTAAATATCTCGTAGCTATCACGCATCTGTTGTCTGTTGCCTAATTGACCTGGAACGGCAATACCGAAAAGGTCAGGGCTTGTAATTTGATGCCCACTAAATATGTTAGTTTGTATTAATTCATCTACTCTCCCAAAATCTTCTTTAGTTAAATCACTCGCACCCAAATCGTCTACAATAGGCTTACGAGTTGCATCGTTTACAAAAGCAAGTAAATACTTTTTGCCGTCTGCACCCGTGTACATATTGTCGAACTGTCTGCTTACTGCACGTTTCTCGTCAGGGCTTGGTTCTCCGTTTGGTAAAGTAATAAGTTTACTTGCACTAAATCCTGTTTGAGCATTACCTAAAACGTGCTTAGAAACTTCAACATCACTTTCGATGTAGTTAAGCGCACCAAAATAACCCGGTAAGCTATAAACATTCATTCCCGGTCTATATTCTTTTACATATAGTATTTGAACACCGATAGGGTTCTTAGGGTTAAACGCACTATAAACTTCAGCTTTTTCTTTGTTAAGTTTCCAATCTTCTTTATACCAAAACTGCGTGTTGTCTTTGTTAGTTCTAATCTTTGTGTAATCACAATGCCATAACTCCGCAATAGTTTCGCCAAGCACACCCCAAATAACTTGGATATAAGCACCGCCAAATAGTTCTAAATCTAAAGCAACCTTTTTTGTAAGGTCGTTAAGTGTTTCATCTCTATTAACTTGCTTAACAATAGATTGCTCACTTGCCCAGCCGTTGCCTACAATGTAGTTCACTTTGCCTCTAACGATAGCATTGTGCTTGGCTGACTTGTTAAAAAGGTCTAATAGGTATTGCGGATAGTCATTGTTTTGACCATACTGCATATAACCTTCGCCTTTCTTTTCTTTATATTCCGGTTGCTTTGCTTCCGCAAATGTCAATACTTGTATTTCCATTATTGTCTAATTGTGAATGTGCTTGTTGTTTCGTATTCTGTGAATGATATAGTTGTACCCTCAAGTTCCATAATGCCCGTTTCGAGCAAGTTTAATCCCGTTGGGTCTGTGTTGGTAGTACTTGCTTGTTCGTAAATTGTATATGTATATTGCCCGTTTAAAGACGTATTAAAGTAGCTATTAACTACAATGCTAAACTCGTTGTAACGCTCTTTATATGCGCTTATATCCGTATTGTTTAGCTTAACAAACTTAACATCAGTATTCGTGCTTCTATTCTCAAACACAAATAGATAGTTTGGGTTAGTAAGCGTTTGCTTTTCGGTTAGTGTCAAAATGATATTTTGGGTTTGCCCTTTCGTTAATTGTATCATTAACTATAAATATACTAAGAGCCAAAACTTTGCAAAATAAAAAACCCCCGCCAAATTAATGACGAGGGCATCTATATACAAAACCAAAACAACCTAAGAACCTGCGGTAGTTAATTGACCTGCAACAGTAGAGTTTACCTCTGGAGCAAGGGCAGCTTCCGCACCTGTGAAGGTTAAAGTGTAACCACTTCTATCACCTTCGGCAGTACCCGTACCTGCGTTACCGCCTGTAAGGTCTAAGCCTCTTGTTTTACCTAAGTACCAATATTTGCCATTGTTATCTTTGGCAACTGCTACTAAAGTGTTTTGAGCTAACAACAAGATTTCGTTTCTTGTGT